CTTCTTCTTCTTTCGACTCGGCTACGAGTTCTTCTGTCTCTGCCACTCCGTCGGGACTCATAACAGTTGCGACGAGTTCGAGTAGTGTGGACTTGGTTGCGTAGCCCTTAGGTTTGATATCATAAGTAGCCAACCAGCCTTGAATATCCTTACGGGACCATTTCTCATCAGGTATACCATCATTACCAAGGTCTTCACTTCGCTCCTCTGCCTCTGTTGCAGTCCAACCCTCTATACGAAAGTTCAACTCATCAAGACGAGGAGCGTATCTATCGACCCATGCAGTTGTTACTTCAACTGGTCTATTTTGTTCCCAATCAGGCATCTTCGGGTCTGTGGCCCGACGCGTGTGGGAGCGACCAATGTAAGTCACAATAGGCATTTGTAATCACCTTCAACCGGCGATTAGTGTAATCAAGGTCGTGTCTGTAGCGCCACCGACTGTGAAGGTTAATTCACCAGTTTCGTGGGCTACAACAGTTACTGCTGCAAGTAGGCTCTCATCAGTGTCAGTGTTGTTGACGACTGAAAGAACTGCGTAGATACGACTTAGGCTTGAGTCAAAAGCATTTACTGCAAACTTCTGAGTTGTTCCTGTGTCACCAGTGACCATGACTGAAATTAGTCGAAGTCCACTGACTGGCTCATTAGCGCTAGTGTTTACTGCTTGGAATCCTGTAAGAGCACCGGGGTAAGTTCCGGGTGCTGCTGTGCCGGATAACCATGCAGTGTTATCTCCAACTGTGCCATCTGCGTCAGGCACTGTTGCTGGAGCACCGGGGGTGTTTCCACCAATTGGTAAATCCAAGTAAGTAGTCGTTACTGTCAAGTTTGTGTGCGAGGTTACGGTTGCCATTTTTCATCATCTCCTTATTTCTCTGTTCTCCATCAGGACAAGTCCCTAATGCTCCCTTGTGCGCGGAAGAAGGTAGTCCATACCTCACCCATGGTTCGGTATAGCCCTTCCTGACCGAGACGGTTGATAGCGAACGGGTCGCCTGTCTCGATACCGGACTCGAAGTATTGAGTCGGGATTGCCGTGGAGAAGTAAAGGTAGTCCGTGTCGAGGAAGTAAACTCGGCTGATGCCGTCCTTCTCAACGTCCTTGGATGGAATGATTGGAACACCGTTGTAGGTTGCGACGATGAAACCGGCTTCGATACCGGGAACACCCTTTACACCGTTGTAGGTTGGTGTAACGCGCTTCTCTTCCATGAATCTCTGCTGTGCTTGTAGCAACTGCTGTAGGCGCATTAGAGTATCATATCCAGTTAGCATAACCTTAGGGTTTCCACCAAGTTCCCACATTCTCTGGAACACATCGTCCAATTGGTCGAGGGAAAAGGTTCGTCGGCTACCAGAAGCGCGGTCAGCACCACAGTTGACGACAGCGTTAGACCATGAGTTTGCACTTCGGTCAATGCTGTAGATATCTAGGTCGTTAGCACCACAGTGGTCAGTTCCAGCGCTTGCACCAGTTTCCATAGATGTTAGTCCACCAGAGGAGCCACCGTCGTTTCCAGTGATTCGGTCAAGGGACTCGAAGTTGTTTCCTGCGACTGTCTCAGAGTCCGTTAGGAGCATCTTGTTGACCATCTCAGCATGGTGTTTACCCATTTCTTCCTTTAGGACTGCGCGCATGTCGCCCAATCCATCGTCTTTGTCTGCAAGGAACACAGCGACTTCACTCACATCGAATGAGTGAGCAATGGTCTTAGGCTTTGCAGCAACGTGCTGGAAGGTAGGTTTTACAGTGTCAGGTAGGACGCCGTTTTCAGCAAGTCCACCGTGAACGACACCAGCGTTTGGCTTCTCTGTGATAACTCTCCAACCGCTGCGGTCCCATGGGCGCTTTGGTAGGATTGAGAAAGCGTTGAATTCTTGGTTCAACTGGCTCCATACTTTGCGACCGTAGATTGCTTGGTAGGTTCCAGCAGTTGAGGATAGCATTGGGCTGTCAGCCTTCAATAGTTCACTACCACTGTAGGTGTATCCCATTGCATTTCCAGCGCCATAGTAGTAGCGCTCCATGTCTGTAACTGTTCTAACGTAGTTTCGTGCCATTTTAATCATCTCTCTTTTTTTAATTCAATTCCTGTTCACTCAGTGAACAATCCTCCTGCGAGGCGGTGAACTTCTTCCCAACTCATGTTGGCGAGGTCAGCCGTAGAAGGCACCTCGATGGAAGGACTGTCAGCCTTTGCAATAGTTGAGGATTCAACAGATGAGCCAATGTTGTCAATGCGCTCATTCAGAGCGTCAAGAGCCTTCATGACTTCACCAAGAGGGCCACGGGCATCAAATTCTTGAGCCTGAGCCTTTGTGATTTCAGCAGTGCGCTCTTCAGCGTAGCGAGCCTCGAAGTTACCCTCAAGTGCCTTGCGAAGTTCTTCTTCCTGCTTTGCAGCCTTGAAGACAGCGTATGCTTCTTCAGCAGATGCTGGGTCTACAGATGTTAGGAAATCACCCTTGGTAACTTCTCCACCACTTCCAAGACCAGCGCGTGAAATAGCGTTAGTGGAAGGGGAGCCGCTTTCTTGAGCACGGCCCTTTACCTGAGCAGCGAAGTAGTCAGCACCGTCTCCAATGGATTCAGGAGTAGAGCCGAGGTTAGCCTTAGCAAGATTGTCGAAGTGCATGCGAGCCTCTGCGGTGTCTACACCAGCGGATTTGAGAGTGTTCTCCATCCAGTCGAGGTATTCAGCAGTGATAACATCAGAGAACTCATCGGACTTCTTCTTATCATCCTCGTCTTCCATCTTACCATACATCTTTTCCTCGTCCTTCATTTTAGCATGCACGCCTTTCTCAGCGTCATCCTTGTCTTCTTTCATCTCGTCCTTCTTTTTCTCGAATTGAGGAGGCATTTTTCCTTTCTCACCTTTCTCCATCGAGTCCAATCGTCCTTCTAGGCGTTCGAGAACGCTGTTCATTTGTTCCATTACATCGTCGGTCATTTTTGTCACCTTGTTGTTTTTATCTTCTTTCAATATCTTGAATGTTGCTTCCGGGTTTATTCCTTTTTCGCAGATTGTGATTTCGTGTAGTTCCAGTTTGCTGATTTCTTGGTATGAGCCGTGAGTATTATCGCTCTTATTTACGCGCTTGAATGCTTGTCCTCCAATACTGAATCCTGTGAGATTTCCTTTTCTTACTTCGGCTGCGACTTCTCGTGCCTTTTCGATATCATTTCTCAGTTGGACTACGACGAACATTCCGGCGTCATCAACTTCGCTTTTCCACATCCTCCCTTCTGTGTCTGTATAATTTGGTATTACTTCTCCAACTTGAATATTTGAGTGCGCGAGTTGAACGTTGCGATATTTTGGCTCTGTCATGAACTTCTTGAAAGCATCTTTCAAAGCCGAGCGCGTTATCAAATCTCCCTGCTTGTCGACCAGTTCAACTGAGGCATATCCTGCGACCACGAGGTCTGAACTCCCCTTGAGGAGTGAAAGACCACTGAGTCGTTCCGGTTGTCGAAGCACACACCCCACCACTCATTGTTCATCTATATTAATAAAACGGCATCAAGGCCCTGCATCGCCAACTTCAATTTCGTCATACTGCTCGGCCTTTTTGCGTTTCTCAGCAGCACCGGGATATTCCTCTTCGGGGTCTTCTGTAGGGCGCTCCAGCATGTCCCAATCAGGCATGGATTGTTCAGATGTAAGGCGCGTTGGGCCACGTGGAGATTCTACCCCATCTCCAAAGATACCAAGGCCCTGAGCACTGGTTCTCCCACTCATCTTCTCTTTCTCTATACGGTCTACAAGGTCAGCGATACGAAGAAGCGTCTTTGCCATGGCCTCGGCTTTCTGAGGTTTGAGGATATTCGCATCATCATCAGCGTCGATGACACCAGCCGATTCTTTTTCTGAGCGCTCACGGTGTTTAGGGTCAGTCATACTACGAGCCTTTACACCCTTTACCATCAACGCAACAGCCTCAGACCACAATGGACGAACGCTTTCTGCCAACAAAGTAGGGTATTCTGATTTCATGAGTTCTCCAAGCGAGGACACAGGACTGTGAACCCAACGCCCAGCACGGTGCTGTTCCATCTTGTAGATGACATCATCTAACTCAGGGAAAGATAAGATGATACGCTCATCTTCAATCTTCATCGAATACTCTACAGGGATGATTGGATGGGACTTAGTTAGAAGTGAGAGTGTCTCAAGGCTGGATGCTGCACTTTCACATTCTCCTCGTATCTTAGTGGGTGTTACTGTATAGATAGTAGAACCATTGCGCTTGTGAGAGCGAACACCTGAAATACCAACGCTAACGATTTCACCCTCTTCAAACGCTTTTGGACTTCGCACTGTTCCAACATCAAGGTAAGATTCACCTTCATATTCAACACCACGATTACCGAAACCTTCTGCATCAAGAGGACCAGCACCGAGACGATATGTGTATGGTCCCTTACCACGAACATCGAGGATAATGAATGGGATGTTCTTATCGGGACGAAGAACAAACCACTTCGGATGGCGGCGTTCTCCGCGCATGTATGTAGAGGTTGCATCGCGAAGTAGAACTTGTGGATGAGATTCTGTCATGTCCTTTACAGCGTTATCTAAACCTTCATGGTCAGTCAAACGGAAGTTATGAGGACCGGGAACAAGGACAGTTTCGTGACTATCAAATTGTCCACGAAGAACCTTGAGACGCTCACGCACATTCATGTCAGCAACATTGGTATTATCATATTCTATAATGTCGATGATATGAATCTCATCCTCTGTTCTTGCAGCATCCACCAAGAAGTTCTTTTCGCCAATCTTACGGAAATACTTTCTCTCATTATCAGTAAGAGGGACTGATTCTCCATTTTCATCATAGGCTGAAACTTGGTTGCTCTTGCGCTGAACAATCATACGTTGTCCACCGGGATAAGATGAAACAGCCCATTCACCGCTAAAGCCACGTAGCGCGTCAAAATCCTTGATAGAAAAGATGCGGTGCATAGGGAAGATAGGGGGTGGCTTACCCTCACTTGCTTTGAGAAGAACATCAGGATTCATTAGAATTGCTAAAGCGTCATCTTCACTTAAAGCGATATTAGTTGGGTCATCATTGTGTGCCTCAGGTCGTTCCAAAGTTCGAGTTAACGCTGGAATGTTTTCTTCCGGGTGTGTATACCCAGTTTGCATAATTTGATTGTAAAAATCATCACCCCCAATTTTGTTTAAAAAAGCAACTGGGGGTGTAGCATAACGACGAGATTGACCTACTGTCGCAGTGCCAAAAACAGGTTGCCCTGTGTTAAACTCAAATCCTCCTGAAGCCTCAGTATACCTTCTACCTGAGTCCATCATACCACTTACATATCCATCCATGACTCCTTCTCCACCCGTAGACCATGCAGGAGTAATTTTTCGCCCAAAACCAAATTGACCTTGTTGGACCATTTGGTCAGGAGTAATTTCAGGATTCTGAATATTATTCAAAGTAGGCTCATCGAGAGAGACACTAAAGACATCATGTATACGTGACTTTAGATTATTCAAATAACTCATTTTATTCTTGTTCCCAGCAGGTCCAAACTGATTTCGTTTTTTGGTCATACCTTTTTTACCACCGTCTTTCTCAAGAAGGGTAAACGGAATTTTTTCAACACCATACCTTTCCTTCTCAGCAGAGAATTGTCTTTGAGTTAACACTCTCAGATTTGATAAAGCAGCATTGATAGGGCCAAGAATTACCTTGTGGTCGTTCCCTGTTATGTGCGCACCTTTTACATTTTCATCGTAGAACCTGTGCAGTTCATCATGATGATTTTCCACTCCTTGATGTATTTGAGGCACGCCACTAATAGAACCGGAGGAAAGAATATCTCCATGGTTCATCGCAAAGAATATTTTACCTTCGTTTGCTGCTTTTGTTGCTTTGTCAAGAACACGTGACGCAACCTCACGATGAATTTCATCATCAGGAAAACCAAGAGTTTCAAGAACGCGCTCATGTGAAAAATCAGGCTCAATTCTCTTTTGCGACGCCATAAGTAATTTCGCTAACTCAGAGTGAGGGGATACAATATTTTCTTCACTACTCATTATACCACTTGCTGATTTAACACGAACTAAATCAGAATCATACCCATATGTCGTCAAACCATGTGCTTCGTGAGGTAAAGAAAATAACGCGCGATTAGCATCATGAAGAAGCATTGCCATATTAGCCATCGCTTTACTGGGATTGGAAGGGTCAAATGCTGTGGGGTCTGCCTTTTCTACCATGGGTTTCAAAATATCAGCCATCTGAAAAATAGCGTGAGTATCTGCCACTTTTTTTGCATCAAACTTATCTTGATAATGGTCAAAACCTCCTTTTGTTTCTATAGGGCTTGTTAATCCTTCATATTCTGTTTCTTTCAAAGATAATTGATTTACTAACGATTCCATCTCTTTTTTGTCTTCGTCACTCATCGTGTCAGTTGATTTATACTTATTTTCAATTTCATTTATGCGTATCATTAAGGAGTCAATTTCATCCTCTATTCTTACTGCATCTTCAGCAGAAAATTTCTTCTCCTTCTCTCTTTTCCCTGCAAAATCTTGGTGACTTCTAAAAGTGGTAGTATCACCATGACTTAACATTGGCTCATTTGCTTTTGCTTGCATTTGTTTAGTTGTAAGTATCATTTGTTCTGATGCTTTATGTGGAGGAGCAACATGCCCACGAGAAGTCATACGTCTATGTGAATTACGGGAGTTGTCTCGTGTTTGAGTTGCTCTCTCTTCTTTTCCACCAATAGCCGAAAGGAAATCAGTATAGAACATATTTCTTTTGTCAAGTCGATGGTCTAACGCAGATTGTTTTTGCCCATGATTATCATTTACTTCTTCTTTAGTCATATGTCTTACCATATTACCATAACCTTTGGACAAATACGCTTTACCAACATCACTATCATTTTTGAGGTGCCTTGGTGGTGAAAACGGTCCTGTATGTGGGGAAGCAACATCCCATAGGCTTTGTGACCCATGAGTGCCGTTTAATTCATGATTATGCCTTTGACTAAGCACTGGAATAAAAGACCCAAAAAGACCAATTGTTTCTGGATTAGGTTCAAACATACCATTAGGTCCGATTCTTCCGATTAATGAAAAACCATTTTCATCCTTTGGAAGTGTTTGGTGTTTAATCTCCAATAAAGACAAGGGGCTTCTTCCTCTTCCACCCTGTTCTTGAAACGGTCTTGCAAAAGGAGCAGACAAACCCACTGCATGACCATCAGCCCCCCTTAACCAAGCCTTTTGTAAATCAGGGTCAATATCTTCAAATCTTGGTCCGTTTATACCGAGGCGATGAACAGCCAATCCGTTGCGAATATCCTTATTATCAAATGCCATGGCGCCCATTTCACTGGCTAATTTCATGACTTCTTCCATTGTGTCTTTAGAAAGAAACGGTTGCTCAAAATCAGGAAATAAAGGATGAGCACCGGATTCGTGTGCTGTGTCTAAATTCTTATCATACCCGACCATATCCAGTAAATAATTATGATTAGAAAACTCTCTCCTACCATCTTCACTCCTCAAAATATTTCTGATGCCGTCACCAACTGTGTCAACAATACCTTTGTCAACCATTTTCTGTGCATCTTTGTTGTATCTTTTAAAATGACTTACATCAGGTAAATCACTAAGATGTATTCTATTTCCTTCTTCATCTTCTTCATCTCCGCCATAGAGATGATTGTTAATCCCATCAAGAAGATGCTCAGCAGCACTGCGCCCATCTTCCATTTCATGAGCATAAAGAGCAGGAATCATGTGCATTCCTGCCGCCATTTGCACTGCGTCTGGATGGTCATCAACACTTTCTACATGCGCAATTCCATTTGGACCTGATATGTGCGAAGAACGTCCATAATGTAAAAACTCAGGAGTGAATCTTTGTTTCATACTTCTTTTAATGCGTCCCATTGAAAGTTTCTGTCCATCACCAATGTCAATGATTTGAGAATCTTTAGAATCACTTCCTTTTTCATGAAGATGTTTCATGACAAGATGACGTTGTTTTGGTTCTAAAAACTCAAGACCAAGTAAATATCCCATGTGTCCAAGGCTTCCACGAATATCATAACCCGCCATTTCTTCTTCACTAAGGTCATATATGTCAGTGCCCTTTGCATAATCACCCATTGTGAAATTGATATTTTTATCCTCATTCATCCAGCCTTCTGCTGCATCATCGAAATGCCTTTCTCTAAGAGCGGACTCAGGGTCTAAATTATTATTTGTAATTTCATTAACAATCTCTGGATTGTTTCTCTTCCAACTTTGGTAATTACTCTCATAAATGTCATGAAGATGTGCAACCGCACCACTATGTTCTAAAGGACCAAGATACGGATAATGGTCTACCCCATCTCTCGATATTCCATTTACCAAACCATGTTCTTTTTTCGAGTGGTAATTATGCTCAGCATTCTCGTGTCCCTTGAAACGCTCTGCTAACGTCTTACCTTCCGCATCTTTTTCAAGATAAAAATCACGTAATGTCTCTATCCATTGGGGTCTTCCAGTATTATGATTTTCTAAAAGAAGAGGATGAGCCTCTCTATGTAGTGGGTGTAATTCACCACCATGAGTGCCTGATGAGTCAAAAGGAGCATCCCCCCATAAAGCATGAGAGTCCTCTAAACTGTGTTGATTATACCTACCTACCCAAGCATGTTTAGGCACAACAAACTCAGCACCACGACGGAAGCGGAACTTACTTTCTTTCGCACCGCCTTCTTCTTTCTTTTTCCCTTCAGCAGACAACTCAATCTCTCTAATTTTGTCAGAGATTTGGAACTTAGTTTCAACGTCAGCACCTTGTGCTTCTGCACGAAGAGCCTCAATTTGCGCTAATTGTTCATCAGACAGTTCCTTACGAACAACATAGTCACACAATAAGTCATCTGTTGTCTTCTCTATCACATATCCATGACGCTCAAGATTGATTTGAGCGGCAATGTAGTTACCGACACTGAGGTCGTAATCTGCACCATCAAGAATTGACTTTAGCAACTCGCCTCTTGAGCGAATGTAAGTGTCAACAGCATCTTCGCGCACACTTCGTCACCCTCAGGATTCTAACATGCTTCGCATCTTACTGAGGATTCCGTCTACAACTTGGCGGTCAACTCCACCACCGTCATGGGGGTTCAACTGACCGGACAACTTGTCCATAGTAATTGATTCAGATGTTGCGCCTTTGTTAGCAACATCCTCTCCACCGTATAGATACTGATTGGTTGTGTAGTAAGCACTGCGTGTTTGTCCACCGCTTTCAGCCATGAACATAACTCCACCGGGGTCAGAGTTGAATGATGTTGCGAAACCCGGCTGGCTTCCTGCTTCGGATTTTTGGAAATCCCGCTCTCGGTCACGGAAAGCCCTCTCGTCGTCAGAAGGATTTGGGTCACCCATCTTTCCACCGCATCCCATCTTCATGCAAGCGCCTTTGTTCATATCTTCACCACACTCAGGACACTTCTTACTACCTTTTTCTAAACCATCCATTAGAATGACATCGCCATGAGGGGACATCTTGACATTATCCATTCGCTTGATGATTTTCTTACATTCTTCAGGAGATACACCGCATTCTTTAGCACACTCTTCAAGGCTGGCAGCGCCACCTTTCTTTTTGAGGCAAGAGATAATTTTCTGCTCATGACCTTCTCCCTTTTCTTTCATATCCTTCGCGCCCTTACCGTCAGCGGCAAAAGCAGGAACTTTCTTCCCTTCATGCTCGACCATCTCTAACTTCTCAGCCTTTTCAAGAAGGCGTTGAGCGCGTTCTAATTGCATAATTGCTTCGTGACTTGCGGGAGATGGGATTGGTCGCATTTTCATACCTCTGTGCTTTTTGCTTGTTCAGCCATATCGTGTATTTCTTCCCAACTCATGAGATGAATCTCTTCATTGGTAAAAGAATCGTTTGCTTTGAGAAGAACACCTTCGTCAGAGCGGAACATATCTGTTTCAACGTCCTCACTCAAAGGAGTCATTGTGGCGATAAAACCTGCCTTACGAAGAAGTGCAGTTGGGTCATTCACTGCTTTGCGAAGCATGGCATTTTCACGTTTCAGAGATTGAAGGTCGGAGTCCATGCTCTCCATCTTGGAGATAAGAGTCGTCATAAGACGCTCAGTCGCTGAAACTTCCTCATCCATTAAATCAACTCACTGAGGCGTGTATCTCCCAAAAGTTCCGTGATGTGGGCGCAAACCTGTGTGGGTTCGGGCAGGAATAATGGTTCCCGGTAGAACGCGGTCACGAGATGCTACATCGAATTTCTGACCACTTTCATTCATTTTGCGAACCATGACTGGTTCAAGAGTAAAACCGATATCTTGTGATTTTGCAATATGATTTGAAACATCTTGAGAAAGATACTCAGCAAATTTGAGAACTTCCACGATATGGTCGTGAGCAGCATTCGTATTTCCATCTTCAAGAGCCTTCGTAAAAGCCTCACTATGGACCATCATTTTTCGAGCCAAAGGATTCATCTTCTGTAAGTCCATTCGTGCACCACTATCCTTTCGTAAGTCCTGTCCATTAAAAGAAGTTATGCTCCACGAGGTCTTCGGGAGTCAATCAAAGCGTTAGAGTTTCTTTGCTGTAGAGTTTCTGCTGGCCCACGTTGTTGAACGCTTGTTATAGGAGAGCCAGCGCCGGGTGAACCGCGTTGCTGAGGTCTTGCTGGACTTCTTGGTGTTCTTATCCCCATGCCCTCACCGCCGGGTTGTGATGGGGGTATAGGTGGCATTGGCATACCACCACCGCGAGGCATACTTGTTCTCATTGGCATACCACCGCCGGGAGGCATCATCCCACCCGGAGGCATTGCTCCGCCCGGAGGCATACCACCGCCGGGCGCAGGTGCTTGTTCTTGTTCCTGCTTACGATAAACGAATCTAATGTCTCGGTCACCTTCTTCCATTAGTTCAGGTTGATAGCCTAACATTTGCATTCTCTGTGCCAAGTTGACTTCCATTTCATCGCGTCGAAGACGAGTGATTTCATCCTCTTCTTCATTGGGGTAAAGTGTAAGTTTCCAATCACTTACATCCATTTCACGCAACATACGTGGAAAGAGGTTCTCTGTGTATACTTTCTGACCAAACTCAACTGCACGATTTGTTACAAGAATCTGCATACCCTCGTTGTTTAGACCACCTGATTTTCCATTGTCAATCATGAAGATGCTAGATACACCATAATACGCAGCAATACGGTTACGGATTTCATCACGCACAGCAATGTATTGCATCTCTTCTAATGTGTCCATGAACTTAACCCAATTTACACCACCACGACCACTGGAAGATTCGATTCCAACTTTAGGAACATAGTGAGGGTCACGTTCCATCTTCTCATCAACGGACTTCCAAAACGATTTCATTGACTCCAGATTATCAGTTGTAACAGATATGATACCTTTTGGAGTTCGACGTTTTTGATACGCTGTGTAAATGTAATTATCCATCGCAGTGAGGCTCATCGCTTGGCGCCACATCGTATTGACAGGGCTACGACCATACAACTTAGACGGATTATACTTACTTATGTGGATAACTTCACCTTTCGTGTAATACTGGTTCTTTCCTGAACCTGCCATATTCACATAGTGAGCGTCAACGAGTTTTGAACCACATATCTGACACGCAGGTTCTTGACCCGGATATGCCACTTGGTCACGATGGATTCTACAAATCTTGTAACGACCACCACGAACACCACGCTTATCTGCAATAATTCGCATAAAGATGGGGTCACCACGAATGATTTCTTTTACACGAAAGAATTGAACATCTCCTGTTTCAGCGTCCACATAATATTCTTTTACAAGAATAAGGAATGCATCGTCAACAATATTCAAGTCATTTTCAATTTCAGAAAGCACTTGCATGAAGGTTTGTTCCATAGAGTTTTCTTGATTAATTAACCACTTAGGATAGATGGCTTGCTCAGGGTCAGGGTCACGAACTTGTCCACCACAACTTGTGCATGCATCAACTTCATGATGAAACTCTTCATCGCACTCAGTGCACTTCTTACGAAACTTCTTTTCCCAATGAAAACCACGTCGAAAAATCTCTTGATTGAGTTTAGATTGAACAGTCCTAAGAATCAGATTCTCATGACTCACTGCATACAAAGCAGGGAGAGTGATACCTTGCGCAAGAACAGGCTCCTGAATACCAGTGGTATACAGAGGCATCTGTGGTTGAGGTGTGGTGCGCCGACGGAAAGGACTGGCTAATGCCGATAAAAAACGACTGACTGGACCTGTTTGTTCTTCTGCCATCACAATCCCTCTGCGTATTTTCCAATTGTATCTGCATCAACACCCCAAGAAGACAAGAGTTCTACTGATTTCTTCTCATCATCTTCCCAGTTTTTGAACCTCACAAGACGCTTCAACTCTTCCTTCCGAGCGCTATCTTTCTCATCAATATATGCCAAAACTGCCTTTGCTTGAGTAGATTTCATCTTTAGATGAGGTAAAACACCAGTGAGAAACTTACGAAGGTCAGCCTTAGAGTAGAATTGAAGTCGATGTTGACTACGTTTAGAGTTCTTGTGAATCTTGTTGTCCAACTGAAGAATACCACAACCCAGTGTTTTGTAGAGGTCTTCACAATGTATACGTCCACGGTCACCAGTTGCAATCATACCAGCACGAGGCTCTCCGCGTTCAGTGATTGCAATATAACCATCAGCGTCTAGGAAACCTGCGCCATATGCCCATGCGTCTTTTAGAACAAGCCCCTCATTTGTCACTCTTACATAAGTGCCTCTTTCACCACCTTTCATGATATCATATTCTTCACCATAAAGAGAAAGAAGGCGAGCCAATTTCTTATCTGTATATGCTTTGTGAATAATACCCTCTTCGCTAAGATTGTCCATGATGTCTACCGCGCGCATTGGTCCCTTTACCAATAATTCATTGGATGCAAAATCGAGATAGTCCTGCTCTTTCTTTGTTAATTTATCAGATTGAAACAAAGCCGTCCTCCACATTTTTCGTGCATCTGAGCGGTCACGCATAGCACCAGCCCATGCTCGTTGCTCTTCTTCTCCCCAAACATCTTCAAACTCATCAAGCATCTTTAGAGCACTATCTGCTTTCTCCCACAAGTTACATGCTTGTTGAAGAGACACTGCTCTCGACTCTCCAAATTGTCTAAGATGCTTTAACGTTCTATCAGACAAACCCAAGTTTTTGATTGAGTTTTCATAACCATCGCCCCACGATAGATTACGAATAGTCATCTCTGTTTCAAGTGATTTTATTGTGCGAATATCATCAATAAATGCATCAATTTCCCCAACGTTGTCTTTGTTGTGACGACGTGCTTTACGAAGACGTTTTACAAGAGCACCAGCGGAGCATCCCATCTTTGTTTCAAACCAACCATCTCCGTTCGGTGAAAACTCGTAGGATTTACTGAACGTGTTGATTTTCAACTCTTGCTCAACAGAGGATGGCAATTCTTCTATGACTGCCGACCCCCACATACTTTGACCTCACGAGTGACCTCTACTTAACGACTACCATTTTCTTCATTGACTTGGTTTTCTTTTTCTGTTGCTCTATGAACTTACGGTAGACACCAGCCTCAGAAGTTTTACCCATTTCTCTTGCTCTTTGTTCCATTGCAATCGCTGCTTGAGTTTTATGAGCATGGCTACGACTGCTATTCTTAATTTTAGATACAGATTGTTTTGCCTTTGCAGGATTCTTAAACCCCAAGCCGTGAATAGTTCCTTTTGGGTTTTCATCGGTATAGAGGTCTGAGTGCTTCTTTGAATTAGCAGGTTGACCTTTCTTTCGCGGAATACGAGGGGCCTTGACTAATACACCTTTTACAATAGTAGGCTTGCCGCCAACACCTTGCTTCTTAGCACGTTTGCGTTTAGTAGCCGCTCGCTTCTGCCCACTGGTCATCTCACCTGATGTCTTAGGTGTTTTAGAACTTACACGCACAGAAGGACGACACTTGGGATAGCCCTTACTCCCTTTTTTTGCTTTGGAACGACCACAAGGTGGATGCTTACCTGTCTTTGGGTCTTTACGACTAACGTCCACCCACTTCTCTTTGAACCAACGGTTCAAGTTCTTAATTACAAGAACATCGTGGCAGGTGCAACGGTCAGTCATTTTACTCACCTTTCTTTTGATTTTTCTTGGAAACTTCGTTTTCTGTTATTGGTCCACCTGCTGCCCAAGTGTAGCAGGTTCTATCTTTGTGGCACTTGAAATGATGCATCCAACAATAACCTAAATCGCCTTCTAACGGCATACATTTTCGCATTCTTGGGCTAATGTCAAAAGCAATACAGTTACTGCAATTGGAATTTTTTGCAACATCAACTGTTGTGTTCCAATGCTCTGCTGCTCTAACCCAGTAATCTTCATCAGATAAATTAAGCGGACCATATTGAATATGTTCTGAATGTATAGCATCATTACGATTTTTGGTGTTAAGTTCTAGGTCGCGTGTGGCTCTTGGGCAAGCCCCTCTTTCTTTAATGACCAACCAAGCCATTTCAAGAGGTATGTTCATTTCTTTTTTCCACCCTTTTTCTTACGGAACTTTCCACGGCAATATTGGACAGCCCAACCATTTGCATATGCTGAAGGATAGACCTTGAATTTCCTCTTAGCAGCAGCCTTACCCTCAGGGCACAATTTCTTTTTTAATTCATCAAAAGCAATATCAAAAGCACTCATTAGCAATTCCACCTTTTCAATGCCGCACCCTTGGGGGTCAATTTACCTTTCTTTGATGTTGGCCCCTTCATACCACCCATACGAGCGCAAAATGATTTACGACGTTTGGCTTTCTTAGAGCCGGGTTTGAGTTTACTTGGTTTGGTGGTTACAGGGGGTTTCAAATTAGCACCTGTCTCTCGCTTGAACTTAGCCCGACCTTTAGCGCTTAGTCCACCTTTTTTATGATGGCGCTTTGGATTGTAACCATGGAATGGTTTGGACTTCTTCTTCGCTTTCATCAAAGCAAAGGTATTCTCCATTATGGAGCAACAGTCACAGAAATCAACATTAGACAAATCACCTTTGAGAATATCAGATAAAATATCATCATCCTCACTTCTTTGAATTATACCCTCACCGCGTCTTTGTTGCACTGCATCTTTTCTTGGCCGTTGCATTGTTCTACCATAGTTAGGATTCCTCCTCATACCACGTGGGATTTTTTCATACCGTTGGCCTTCATGTGTTATAATTTCATTATTAGGGTCAAGTGGTGAATCCCAACTGTATAATTCACGATAACGAAAAGCAGGTATTAGTTCAGGTTCATCTGCAAATCGTGGGTCAGGGACAGTTACTAAACGACTCTGTTTTGAACCATGTAAGGCATGAAGCCTTGGTCTAATATTAGGAGAATCT